TTTTGGCTTACCACCTATTGAACTGAAAACATCAACAAACTTTTTCTTCCACTTGTCTTTTAATTTTTTAATATCTATTTTTTTAATTTTAGTTTCTCCCAAAATAGGATCATAACCATGCACTATTCTATTTACAAAAAAATTATTTGTAATATCATGAGATGGTGTTGAATATCCTATATTTCTACTACCCCCAATGTATGTTCCAGTCTCAGCGTCTGCAGGAGGGTTGTTTGGATTACTTGGATCAAATTCGCTGGTTAAATCTCCAATCGCAAAAGCATCCATTAAATTTTCTTTCTTTTTATTATCTTCAAACAATTTTGAAATTAATTGAAGATTGAATTTTTCTTTAGAATGATCCCATTGCAAAAATGCCTTTACATAAATATCATCCGCCTTTGCATAAAAAACTCGCAACAAATAATATACAAGATCTATATACCTCCAATTTAAAGGTGGTATGTATGATAATTCAAAATCTCCAGATTCCCAATCACCAATTTTATCTTCTCCTAAAAGTTCTTTAAAAATATCTTTTAAAATATCTCCAACTTTACCTGAAAATGTTTTTGCGTATGGTATTTTTTCTAAAAATGGTAATACTTTAGCATCAACTAAATTGAAAGTTTTAATATTTTCTAATCTATTGTCGGGATATCCAGCATTATCATCGCTGGTTATACAAAATGTGTTTTCATATTTTTCTTTTTTACCATCTTTGGCTTTGAACATTATTTTAAATTTGTCTCTGCCATCTCCTCTTATAAAATATTTATTTTCTACAAAATCATAAGGGTTAGCAATTGATATTGTACCAGATTCAAACGGTTCGAATATATTATCAACCAATGTCATTCCTCTAACAGCAGATTTCGTGAATTTAACTTCTTGACCATCCGAATTGGTCAATTTAAATTCACACTCAAATTCAGCATCGTTGATTTTAAAAATGTCAGCCATTAATAATGTCTCCCTCCGAAAATTGTAGAGTTAGTGATATCAACATATATGGAAGTTTTATATACAATTGGTATGTATGATATTTCCGTTCCTCCATTCACATAAAATGGTGCGCCATCGAATTTATCTTTATTAAGTAAATATATTATCCACCAACTTTTAATATCTCCATAAATTCTATATGATAGTGTTGTTAGTGGTGTTCTAGCTTGTACATTATAAAATTCTAAAAATTGGTTTCCTAATGTTGGAAATTCTATCTTTTTAAGAATATTATATGTATAAAATTCTTTATCATCTATAGATTGTTTGAATATTTTAAATATTCTTTCATAATCTTCGACGTTTAATGCGCTCAAAGATGTAATCTCATTTTGATATTGACCAGCGTCCACCATATTATTTTACCTTTTCCATAAAGTTTGATGGTTCTGCTGTCAATGGTTGAAGTCCCATGTTTATTTCATATGCTTCTGGCATGATAACTCCGTTGACCATTCTTTTAGTTCCTAATAAACGAACGCTGAATGAACTACAGTAAGCCCACGGCATATAACGATATCCATACAATTTAGCTTTAAAAATTCTAGGAGGGTCCATTGATATGGCATCGTTTCTTTTAGGTCTGTTAATTTCAATTAATTTTTTAACCAATTCGTAATTTTTATTAAAATCAGAATTTAAAGTATTTGATAAAATAAAAGAAATATCCATCGCTCCTTCATTTGCAGAAGAATAATCATACATTTTAGGAGTTTCTATGTATGATCCAGGACTTCCTCCAGATTTCAATGCATCTCCTAATGCATTTCTAGCACCTTTAATATCTTCACTTGCAATTTTATTTCCAATATTTGTCATAACCTCATCTCCAAGAGCTGATCTTGCTTGAGCTACGCCTCCTATATATTTTTGAGCGATGACATCAGCAGCTGATCCTATGCCACCGCTTCCTCCAAACCCATCTTGGAATGTATCTCCAAATTGATTATTGAAACTTCTAGCTTGATCACTGAAATATGGAAAATAAAAATCGTCTTCTAATTTTGCAGATTTGTATAAGTCATTATAAAATTGTTCTGCTGATTTGTTGGCTACTTCTAAATAAGAAGTTAATCTATCTATAACTTGATTTGATACAATTCTATATGAACGCAATACCACTTTAGGAGCATCGTTTCTTAAAGCAGCTCCTCTTGGTACACTCGTCCAATCATAATCTTTTACAACATTGTATTTACCCACAATATTATTTATCAACCAAGAGCATATACACTCCCAGCATATCCCATTCTATTATCACTTAATGATATTCTATTTTTACCACCATCTGACATCATAGGGATTGGTTGAGGAATAACAGATGCGCTACCACTTGAGCCATTCATTCTTTTCATTTCTTTAAGTGTCAAATTACCGATATTGACAAGCGCTTCTAAATATTTACATTGATTTAAACTAGCATGTTCAATAATTTGAGCAACACTTATAGCTTCATTGTTTTTAAATTCTGCTTGGTCATTTTTAGAATTTAGACCTTTTTCATTATTTGTTAATGTTTCATATTTATTATTTGGAATTTCACCAGCTAAATTAATAATATCTTCAGAAAGTTTAACAAAGGCGTTAAGCATAACAGATTTAATATCGGGAATGATTCCTGAAAATATATCTTTTAAACTTTCTAAGTATGAAGAAAAAGAATCTGAAACTATTGGTTTTGCTGCATTAAAAACATCAACTATAATTGAACCAATACCCTTTAATGATTCTGATATTGTTGGTTTTGCTGCATTAAAAACATCAACTATAATTGAACCAATACCCTTTAATGATTCTGATATTGTTGGTTTTGCTGCATTAAAAACATCAACTATAATTGAACCAACGCCTTGCAATGCTTCTGATATTTTTGGTGATATTTTATCGAATGCGCTTGATAACATATTATATAAATTATCAACTCCCACAATCAGTGCTGATTCTATTTTTGGTAAAATTAAACTTATTTGGTTTGAAAATTTATCAAATATATCACTTGTAAATTTTTCAAGTTCTGGAAGTATTTCGGAAAACTTTTTAAATGCTGCATCAAATGCGTTTTTACCTAATGTTTTCAAAGAAGAAAACATATCACTTGCAAGACTTCCAAGACTTTCAAGACCAGAACCTATAGAATCTGCCATTTTAGAAAAGAATCCTTTGCTTTCCTCTTCTGGTATATTACCATTTTTATTTTTGGATGTTGGTTTAGGTGCGGAGACCGTTGCATTATCTCCAGTTTCTGCTCCAGTTTCATCCAATATACCAAACCATTCTAGAGGTTTTCTCAAGAACGCTGGCAATTTGTGTAATTTGCCTTTTATCCAATTCTTCAATCTATCTTTCCAACTTCCATCAGGAGATAATGATTTTTCATCTTCAGTTTCTCCTCCAAGTAACCAACCAGCCAACATGTTAAAACCATTTACTAAAGGACCACCTCCAACAAAAGCAAGAACACCCTCTCCTAAAAGTTTAAATCCTTCTCCAATATTTCCACTTGTGAATGCATCCCACGCCATTCCAAATCTTTTTATGCCGCCCACAATAGGCAAGCTCATAGCATTATCAGATATGTATGTTCCAATTTGAGATATCCATCCTTTGATAGTTCCCATAACTCCACCTTCATTTATTTGGGCTTGTTGTTCTTCTTTGCTTGCAGATAAAAATGAAGACAACCATTCATATCCTTTTATTAAAAACCCACCCCCTGGTACAATGGATATTAATCCATAAACAGTCTGTTTTAATCCTTCGCTCCAATTACCAGATCCAAAAGCATCCCAAGCCATCCCAAAGCGTTTAAGTGATCCAACTATAGGTATATATAATGCATTATCCCATATCCATTTACCCATATTAGATGCCCAGCCCTTGATTGTTCCCAGAGCATTAGCATTGCTTAATGCGCCTCCTTCGGCAAATGTTCCTTGGGATTCTAAAAATGCTTTTAATACATCAACACCTATTGATAATATAGGACCAACAAATGGAACAAAATTAGCCAATCCGCTCACTATTTCAAGCAATCCTGGAATTATTCTACCAGCCTTAAATTCTTTATAAGCAAAAAACAAACTAATTAATCCTCCAACATATGGAATTCTTTTTAAAGCTGTTAATGCAAATCTTTTCAAAAAGGTTACGCCTAATAATTTCAATCCGCCTATTAATCCAACCTTGCCTAAAACCTTCATTGCATCACCAGCAAATCCCACTTTTTCAAACAATGACGCTATTAAGGTAGGTATAGCTGCTCCAATTAATGCAACTCCACCGACAAGAGGTAATAAAAAGTCCAATAAATTAAAACCTTTTTTCTTATCTGGTGATACTGCAGTTTCTTTGGGTTTGTTTTGTCTTTCTAGTTTAGAAATTAATGTTTGTTGAGTTGTGTCTTCTTTTTGCTTTTTTTGATAAGCAAAAAAAGATTCATTAAACAATGAAAATACTTCTTTTAGTTTTTTCTTATCAGATCCTGATAAAGAAGAATCTTCTCTTTTTTTACCAAGAGAAGAGTTATTAATATTATTATCTATTAAATTTTGTTGAGTATTGGGTACGCCTTTTTCTTCTTGAATTTTTTCAAGATTGTTTAAGATTCGACCTATTGTTACTATGATATCACCTAGCTCCACATAATTATTTAGGATCAAGCATCAAAGAATGCGACATCAATATCAATTTGGTGAACTTCTCCATCAATTTCAACTTTAAGAACTTCAACTTCTTTTTGCTTTATATCTTGTATAAATTCAATAATTTGTTTGTTTATAGATAAAGGAAGATTGTTTACAATTTTGATACGATCTCTTACTGAAATTTCAGAAAATTGAACAGTATCTTCTCCAACGGTGAGTGATTTTATATATTTTACAAGTTCATATGTATATATTTCGCTCAAACTCTTACCGACATCTTTATCAGCTTCTTTTTTAAGAACATCAACACATGTCGAAATGACTTGATTTTCTGCTGTTAATGTCGGTACTTCTAAATCTATTTCAATACCTCCTGTAATTTTCTTGTTTAATGTATGTTTAATTTTTTTCAATTGCTCGACTACACCATTAAGCACATCGTATTGTTTATTTGAAATTTTTATAAAACTTCCCATACTATCAATTCTTAATTGAATTACAATTAATAATTTATCTATAATTTTTAAATCTTTATTATTGGTATTTTCAATAATAATATCATTTAGATTTTTTTGGAATTTTAATGGACCTACGATACCATCAGTTATTGTTGATATAATGTCTTTTTGTTGTTTGAATGTTAAAGATTCAGAATCTATTTTTTTACCAGTTGATAAAACATCAACTTTTATTTTATCATCTTTTAATTGTTCGATTTTATCAAGGAAGTTTTTTACATTATCGTCCATTCTTCTATTTACAAAATTGTATTAAAAATCAAGCGATGGTAAGTTTTTTTGTTGAGATTCTATTTCATCACTATATTTCTTTATATAAAAATTTACATCTTTTACATCAGAATTCATTAAAATATCAGCACTTATTCTTTTAGATATAAAAAATATAACATCTTGAAAATATTCTTTTGAATAATTTCCAAAAAGACTTTTTAAAAATAAAAATGGGTCGTTTGTATAAAAATTCAATTTAATATTTTCCAAAGCTTTATTTTCAAGTTTAAAAATTTTTGTTTTATCTTTTGATAAAATGTCTATCAAATTTGAAAATATTTTAGCTGGTAATTTATCAATAACCATTTTTTTATCATAAAAACTTAAATCTGATAAATTTAATGATACATTAGAAATGTTGATATTTTTTATAAGATTATATATCGGCATATTACCACCATCATATACAAAAGTGTTAGCTAATTGCAATTCGCAATTAAAATCATCATTTTCAAAATATAAACCGCTTTCTATTTCATCAGATAATTCATTTAATAAATAAGATATTTGAAGATTTAGTTGTTTTCCATTGGGATTGAAAGTTAATGTATCATTCACATGATATTCCCAAAATTTCAATATGGTTTTGAATTTTTGATATACATTATCTCCTTCAAATTCATTAAAAAAATCACAAAGTTTTTGATTTTGATTTGTATCTATAATTTCTGCGACTTCTTTTAATTTTAAAAAAGTTAGTCTCATATTATATTAATTATAACTGTTCGTAATTTTGACAAGCAAATGTTATAGATTTTATTTTAAAATCGGTATTTTCGTAATTTAAAGTAAATCCTTCAACCGCTGTCGGAAATGCTTTTTTAAATCTAAATCCTTTTCTAAATTGACCTTTGTTTGTATATTGTTTAATTTCAACTGTTCCTTTTAAACTAGAACCAGTTTCAACCAATCCTTTGATGCCCAATGCTATCATCCAAGGTCTGAAATAATTATGTTCTAAATCTTGATTGGTTTCTAATATATTAATAGTAACATTTCTGCTTAAAAAATCACTTCTAGCTTCTAAACCATAACCAGGTAAAAAACCTCCAGTATTGCCCATGCTCATAGGCGTAAATGAAGATGCCTCGTTTGGTAATTGAACTTCTTGAGCTACCAACAAATTACCATTTTTAATCATATCTCTAGGAGACATTTTAGCTTGCCATTTTTCACCAGCTCGTGATAATACTGAATTTATAGATCCTGTACCTACACCATCAACAGTAACTGTCCAAAAAACAGGGAGACTAAGGCAAAACTTAGACTCCCTGCTAAAAGCATTTAAAAAATCATTTATCTGTACGCCCATAGATATATTTAGGCGAATGGATTAAACGCTAAAATCTTTATAAAAATGATAACTAAATGTAGATGTGAATGATACAATTTCACCAGTGCCTTCAGCAATGTTATAAGTTAAATCTCCGATTTGTCTTATACCAACGCCGATTAATTGTATAGTTTTAACGATTTGTAAAGGTTGTCCACTTGTAGCACCTGATTCTCTTGTGCAAGGAATTGAAAGAACATCAAGAGTGAGTGTGCTTTCTGGTCCTGGCATACATAAGTTAGCAGTTGTATCTTCGTTATTAAATGCCACTCTGGATGCTTTTTCAAGTTTAGTTCTTAAATCAAGATTTTGATCACAATAAAAATCTATACTATAACCTTCAGCATTTGCATAAGTTGCTCTTCCACCAAGGTTAAATTGCTGACCTGCATAGCTCACAGTCTTATTTTCGATTGTTCTTCCTGGAAGAATACCTGACTTAGCATAAATCAAATCAGTTTCTCCATTCAAGTTGAGACCTGGGAGTGTGATTTGTTTTATTCTAAAAAGGAAATCTCTTGAGAATTGTTTTTGTGCGGCTTGCGAAAAGAAGGTTTCAATATTTGCTGGCATGTAATTATTTAGTCTGAGAACAATAAAAAAATAAAATTGATATTGATTATCACATAAAAAAAGCAGGAGATAATTTCTATCTCCTGCTTTTTATTATATATTATTATATATTATTATATAATTTCTTGGAAGTTAGCATCTGTGCGAGTAGCTGTAAATGTTACCAATATGAACTCAGCTGCTCTTGTTGGTTTGATTAAGATGTCAGCTCTCAATTCATTGTTATCAATAACTTCAGGAGTGTTTACTCTTTCGTCAGCTACGATTAGATAGTCATACAACCCTTGATTTTGTTTAGCAAATTCAAGTAATGGTGTAATTGTATTGACAAATCTTGTTCTGGTAAACTCTGTGTTTGGTTCAAACAAGAAGTATTTAGATGCTTTCTTAACTGGTCTTTCGAGAGCTAAGAAGAGTCTTCTTACATTGATTCTATCAAAGGCACTTGGCTTGCGGCTAAGAGTCTTTTGACCCATTATAACCATTCCATCACTTGCACTGAAGTATACTGGGTTAATATTTACCTTGTATAATTCATCGCGTTGTTTTTGGTTTGGATTAATTGCCAAATCAAGTGCTGATGTTGTAAGAACTCCTCTGTTAAATCCTGCTGGTGCAATCCATGGGAATTCATTAGCATCTGTTCTAGCCATGACTGCAGCTGCATGTGCTGAGAAAGGCATCCAATATTTGTCTCCAGTGAAGTCATCATATGTTTGCACCCAGTTACCATAAACCGCAGCGTATGAAGAATTAGTTGATGAAAATTGGTGTCTGATTGGCCAATATACATCTGTTTGGAATGTCTTGGTTCTATCAGAGAGAACCTTTGAATTTTTTCCTGTTACAACAAATTGTCTGATTGCGTCAGCTACGAACATACAATCTCCTCTACCACCAGTGTTGCTTGGAAGATTACAGAAATTTTCAAATTGATTGAAAACCGATGTGTAATTTGTTCTTATAGCAGTAGCCTCAGTATTGTTATCTATTGGTTGTGATGTTCTAATAGTGCTGAGTTTATTTACAATTGTTGAATTGTACAACGTTTCATCATAATATGATGTATTAGCTGCACATGCCATTGAGAATATGGTTCCTAAACCACCTTCAACAACCAAATCAATATCGTATATTTCATCATTTTTAACTGATTCTAATGCGCGATTTACTTTTGTAGGAATATTACCTAATATTTTCTGAGTAATAACAACATTATTAAATGTTCCAAGAGGATTGAGTCTGTCAGCATATCCAAGTGTAGCACTTAATGATTGCAAGGAACTTAATGGTATATTTGCATTATTACCAGATCCTAACAACTGTGAAGATAATATTGGATAATTGGATATTAATCCTTGAGTTAATATACGAATTTTCTTTTGTGGTATTCCATTTAAATCCAAACTCGTGTCGCGGAACTTATTGGAAATATATGGATTTACCATAATTTCAATATTTCTGCTGTTTGTATCAACGGATTCCAAGAATTTTGAAACTGCAGGACCACCAGCAGGATTTAATTCAGTTCTGAAAGTGTCAATGGAACCTACAATTGCATCATCAAGAATATAGTCAAGCTTGAACGCCTCGGTTGCATATATGCTCTTACGAAGTTTAAACACCGCAACGTTCAAAAGATCATCATCTTCACGATCATTGATGTTGTAGTTTGTGAGATTTTCCATAATCTCAGAGATACTACCAGTTGATGAATTCGGTGTTGCACTGAGATTAAATTGAAGAACTCCGCTTGGAACGGTTGTGTAAGAAATATTACTTGTTGATAGTGAAACGAAGTTTCCACTCATGCTTACGGTGTTTATTCCAACAACAGCATCAAAGTTTGTAGCTGGGTTGATATTGGAATTATCTGCTAAAGCAACATAATATCCTTCAAATTGGCTGTTTATTGTTGTTTGTGCTTTATTTAAAATAATAACACCAGCTTTACCAAGTTCATTAGTAGCACTTAATGTGGTTCTTGTAGCACCAGCAGTCTCGCTCCAATCAAACAACGTACCTTCTAAAGCTTGTCTATATTGGCTTTCTGTTAAGGTGACTTGAACGGGTGCTCCTAATACATATGTACCAGCTGATAAGTTAAGATTTGTTGTTACAGCACCATCGTAAATAGAGGCTGTTGGATAAACAAGAGCTGAATATGCATTACTAAATACAGCACCAGAATCAACACCATATGGTAATCTGAAAGTATATATACTTGCGGGTGAGTTTAGAAGTTCTCTAGCTGAATAATAAAAATAACGTTCAGAACTATTAGTAGGAGTTCCGTAAATCTGCTCAAGTTCATCTCTAGTTGATATTTTAATAACTTCGTCTGTTGGCCCTTGGTTAGCGAAACCTGCTAAAAACACGTTTGTTCCGACATTTTGAGGTATTCTTAATGAAAGATCGCGTTCTCTGATTTCAACTCCTGGGCTGGTAATAGTTCTAGTTGCCATATCATTATTTATGCTTTTTAAAATATTTTTTTTAAATTAATCCATAGTTAACTTAAAAAGTTCTTGATCTATTAATTCTGTATGTAATTGACTGTACAAAAATACAAAACCACTGACCAATCTCATATCACCTCCAGGTTGATAATCATAATTCAAACCTTTTAAAGTTGTTGGGAATGCTTTCTTATAAGTGAATTTAATTCTTTTTTTACCATAGTCATCCAATCCATATATCGTTAGATCGGTTTGATAATCATTAAAGTTAGCATCTATGCTGATATTTCTTGTATTATATTCCCCGCTTTTTTGATCATGTAACAAATTCAACCATTGATATATACACCAATAGTTATTGTATAATCCATCAACTGCAAAATTCACTTCAACTGGTGGATAACTGTTTTTACTATGAGACGATACATACAATGTAGAACCAGCATATCTTGTTTCAATTCCAGGAACTGTTATGTCAGGGACGCTGGTTCCAAATATTGAAAATTGAACATTATCGGGTATTACAGTTTTATTATTTCTAGTGTGTTTTGTTGAAAATTCTTTTAAAATAGGAGGAACATCAAAAACTAATAAAAATTTGTCCTTTGCTGCTTGATTCAGAGGGCTTTGTTTAATCTCTTGCATGATTAAAAGTATTTATCCATAAATTCTGTTTGTCCCGCATCTAAATCATATCTAGGATTTGTAAACCCACCTCCCAAGCCAACCCAGCCATCAGCTTGTAAATCTGCAATATCTGAATTTAATTCTGTTGAATTTCCAAAATATACGGGAGCTATTTGACTATTTTCAATACCATCAACCTGCTCGTTGGTATATATAGATGTTGAATTTTCAAAATATTTCAATCCAAAATTGTTGAGTGTTATTTTTGAAGGTTTTCCACAATCATCATATTCTTCAACTGTGAAATATTGTTCTATTAAATCATCATGCAATATCATCAAAGCCCAAATCATAGCCATTGTTCTATCATCATGCTTTCCAGAACTAGCTCCCCAACTATCATTGGGCAATTTAACAAAATCTTTAACAATTTCTTCTAAAGATTCTTTATTTCTAAATTGAACTGCTAACTTATCATTGTAATAATATCTAGCATTTGCAACTGCGTTGTATTTGGTGTTTCTTGAAGAAATCATACCAAGTAATTGTGCATTTTTTCTACCAGCTAATTTACTACCCCAGGATACAATTTTATCCATATATCCCATATCCAAAGCCAATCTATCAACAACTTGACCGCCTTGATTGTTTCTTTCTATACAAACCAAAGGTTTTCCCCAGTGACATAATATTTCATGTACTTTATTAGCAAATTCAGCTACTGGAATAGTATTGTCATAATATTCAGCAACTTCAATTATTTCATTTAAATCTGTTATATCTAATATTTTTATACAACTATAATCTCCACCAACGCCATCAGATGTATCAACACCAGCAACATATATCTTTTCGGGCTGAGGATGTTCAAATATTTTGTATTTTCCATCCATTAATATTTCAACAGGATCTGAAACAAATTGTTTCATTTTATTATATGCGTCTTCTGTCATTGACCCAGTACCCGCATTCATAAATTTACAATTAAATTCTTGCTCCCATTTATCTTCAGAAGCTAATCCACCTTTGATTTCCTTTGCCCACTTTTCATCTCTTCCAGGAACTTCATGCCATAAAATTTTATCATGACTCCAATTGTTAGTGTTTTCAATTGCTCCTCTATATATATCATAAAAAAGATTACCAGTTCCATTTGGAGTAGAACACATAAAAACTTTAGCTTTTTTAGAAGATGATACAATAGGAAATACAGATGCCCAAAAAGGGTCCATGAGGTGACAATTATGATGTATTATACCATTCCCTATAAAAGTGTGTGTATCCTCTACATCGTATATGTCGTAAACATCTCTATTTGTGTTTAATTTAACATTTATCACCTTCTCGTAACCGTTCTTTGTTTTTATAAATTTATTAAAGCTTTCACTCGCTGTGATTGTTTTTTCATTCTTGCCTATAAATCTATGATTGCATGACACTATAGCGTGTTTACCACTCTGTGTTGTAACAGATACACACATAATGTCTTTTCTTTTTATAACTCCTTTGAAATTCTTCCAGCCATCGTTGGATAATATTTCATATTTTGATTTGTTTAATGCGATTTCTTCAGACATATATCGTGTTCTGTTATTATTTTATAAACATAGCCATGTTTTTCCGCCCATTGTATAGCATATTTATGCTTTGCTAAATTTTTAGGATCATCAATTAAAGAAGATGGTTTAATTTCATATAAAATTTTATTTTTACAATCTTCAAAATCCACAATGTAGACATGGGAACATCCGTTATAGTGATATGGTATTCTAACAGATTCGAATAATAATTCTGGATTTTGCTCATGGAATATTTTTTCCCAGCTACTTCTATATGATTTCAAACCTGTAATATCAGATGATAATCTTGAATGGTTCAATCGATTTGAAGATTTTGGAGTGAATGATCCTTTTAATATTTTATCTTTCATGAAAATCGAATGTCTTTCATACACACCGCCATTTCTATTTTTATCGACTTGGTTCATTATTTTTTCATGTGTCCATGTTTTTTTATTACTTTCTGATATCAATATTTTTGTTTCTTCTGTGTGCCATTGTTTGTTGTTATTTTTTCTAGATTCCACAGCTTTTTTTCTAGATGATACATTCGATAGATGACTATTATCTCTATTTTTTCCCATATTTGACAATAAATCATACATACATTTATCCGATCCGCAAGTTTTCATAAGTTCACATTTTTTAAATTTTTTATAATCATTGCAAATAGGGCAGTTTATATCGAGCTTGAATATAAACTTATATATGCACAACTTTCTAGGAATTGAATGTTCAAAGGATTTTTTGCATATATATTCCATAAATTGAACAGTGTCTATTATTTTTTTATATGCCACTTTTTTATACAGTTTTTTAAATTTTTCAAAATCTATGTTAGTAATATCTGTATTTTTATATTCATATTCGTTTAGCTTTTTCAAAAACCAATCATGATTTCTATATAATTTAGATTCTTCGCATCTAATACCTCCTTTTTTATAACCTTCTTTGCAATTTATAAATTCGAATGGTGGTATTAGTTCACTATCGATTTTAACATGATACAACTTTTGAGCTAAACTTGCGTTTTTCAATTGAGGATTATGGTCAAAATAGTGCAGTAATGAACAATATATATGTTCAGCGTTTCTTTTTTTATAGAAATTTATATTGTATGAATTTTTATTAAGTTTAAACTTAGAATAAAATTCTAATATTTCTGTCCTTTTGTCCATCTCATAGTTATTTAACCATTTTGGATATCATTTTCAAGTTTATTGTAAAAATCATATATACTTATATCTTCAACTTCTCCAGTTTCTTTATTCCTTATTGTTATTGAAGTATCACCATCAACGCATTCAATGAATGCACATTCGTCAATTATCAAAACAGATACACTTTGTCCACGAGCGGCGGTTCCTGTTGTAGTAGTGATACTTATTCTACTATTATTTTCAAGTTCCATACTAGTCTTGGCATATTCAACAACTGGAGATTTCAACCAATTTGGTAACATTTCATATGCCATTCGAACACGACTGAAAATTTCAATAGCTGTTGATTCTTTGTTAGCTACCAATAATATTCTTTGATCTGGAAAGAAATTCGCTATCCATAATATATAAATTGTCATCAAAGTACTCTTGCCTATCTGACGACTTGCTAATAAACAGAAGAATCTGTTTTCCATCATTTTTTTTAAAACTCTTTTTTGAGCTTTATATAATTTGATTTTTTTCTTACCATCATCAACATTCAATATAAAGAAATAATTTTCAGCAAAGTGTAAAATATTTTTAGAACATTTTTCTAATTCTGCTATTTGTTCTGGAGTATATGCAAATGAGCTGCCTTTAGATGGGAGATTTTGATTTCCCATGTAAAATTTTACATCTTCTTTCTTTGCCATCCTGTTTATTTATATAAAAAAAGATAAATAACAATATGTTCAAAAAAGACATGCAACGAATCGGGGATGTTTATGGGGATGTTTTAAATTCCTTGAAGCATAATATCATCAAAGAAGATAAACAACCAGAAAATGCTTTCAATAGCGATTTTCCTAAACAAGATGGTGGACCATCTGAAAAAGGAGGTTATAGTAAAGCGTTGAATGATAAATGTTGCAACGATTGTGAAAATTGCAACTGTGGCAAAAATAATAAAGAAGAAGATTCAGAAGAAACAGCTACAGGAAATAAAAAAGCATTAGACTCAATCATTTCAAAATTAGAAAACCCCGATTTAACTGCTGAACAAAAAGAATCTTTAGAAAAAAAGAAAAAAGAAATAGAATTGATGTTACAATCTGAAGAAGGAGAAGAAAATATTAAAGAAGAAAGTATAAAAAATGGAAAGGAAATACTAAATAACATTATGACTAGAAAAACACTTAGTTTCGACAAATTGTATAAGTCCGTTCTTAATGAAAATTTCGGAATGGGTAATGAAGATGCTGAAAATGACATCAAAGGTCTTGGTCTTGATGACGAAATGTCAGATGATGAGATCGGTGATGAAGTTGACAGCGAAGGTGATGTAACCATCACACTTGATCGCGCAACCGCAGAAAAACTTTTAGATATTATCGGGGCTGCTATGGGTGAAACCGAATCAGAAGGTGACGCAGAAGGCGACGAACTTGATTTCGGTGGTGAAGACGAAGGTCCAGAGTTTGGTGAAGAAGACGAAGAAACTCTTGGAAAAGGTTCATCACTCACAGGAAAGAAGAACACCGTTGGTAAAGTAAAGCCAAAAGGTGGTAGCGCAAGCTCAGATGTCACTGATGAAGTTGGCGATGACGGCGATTATGGTCATGCAATTTTAAACGCAAAGCAACCTAACATGGGTACTGGTTCCAATAACAAAGTTGGTAACTATAAGCAAGGTGCTGAGTACATAAGATAATTTAAACAAACCCAAAATAAAATATTAAAGGGAGTCTTTCGACTCCCTTTTTTATTAAATAATTACAGTGAAAACATTCGATCAATTTTTCTTAGAATATGCTCATGATATGGCACTGGGAGGAGCTAAATTAGGAGTTCATCTCAATAAAAAAGGAGGAAACTTAACAATAGATCCCAGTGAAAGAAAAATTATGATGAAGCGACCTGAATATAAACCACAATTATCATTGGGTCAACAATTTGTAGGTAATATGTTTGCAGATATATTAATGAAATTGTTTAATTCAACCGAAAGTTATGATAACTTTCAAGAAAATAAAGTTCTAACTTGTAAAAACAGTGATCTTGGATTGCAATGTAGATATATCAATAATCAACCAGCAGCAGTTGTAATAAAAGTTAAATAATTTTATGGGATGTCCTATAACACCACTATCATGTCTTGAACCTTCAAATATCTTTGCTGGTATATTTTCACCAGCGTGTGGTGGATTTGCAGACCCTTCTAGATTTCAAGCTGAACGAGCTGTTTATAACAGCGGATTTAATGAATTAATAAATAATTTTGGAGTTGATATTGATTATTATATACACACATATAATTTATCAGCAGCTAATAATTTTTATGGAGAACACACAACAGCTCCGTATTATGGACCTATAAAAGTACGTGCATATGTAGAATATGAACACAACTCAGTACCATTACAAGTTTATGGTTGGGAGCCTGATGATAGTGTTACTATGTATGTACATATCAATACATTTACAACAGCTTATAAATCTTTAAGCGTATATCCAGTAAACGGTCAAAGAATAGAACCAAAAGCGGATGATGGTTTTATTTTAACTCCATTTGGGTGTGATAGACCTTATTCAAGAAGCCCTAAACATTTTGTTGTAACACAAGTGATTGATGAAGATAGCTCAACTATCAATCCAATGGCGGGACATTATGTTTGGAAGATTAATGCTAAGAGATTTGATCACAGTTTTGAAGCTGGATTTAATCATGAAGATGATAATGTTCAAGTATACGATAATTCATTCAGTGGAGTTTTAAGTTCTAGCATTATTGAAAATGACGGAACTACACTGTCAGAACAAGTATCCAGCGCTCCAAAAACTTATAATTTTGATGTTGATGAATATGTTAAAGAAAAAATCTTTAATAACAAAGTTAATGACACATCAATTTATGGTGATTATTTTTAAATTATAAATTTTTTAGTATTTTTTCAATATTAAAAATTTCATTATAATCATCGTATGGACATTCATCAATCATTCCTGTAATGTCATAATCAAACAAATAAGAATTCGCGGAGCCTTCTAAATATGAATTTTCTGATAATATATTATTATGCAAAGAATAACCAAAAAGTTCTGGCTTTGTAATATTCCAAAATACGGTAGATTTCAACCCTAAAGCAGCAGATGCGTGTTGTAAGCATGAATCTATTAATAATCTTTTATCTGACCATAATAATAAACTTATAAGAACTTTTTTAGACATTTTTTGATCAATTCTTAAACAATTATTTAAAACTGGATGATTATCGTAACACACATGCATTATGTTATAATTTTCAGATAATACATTCACTAATTCTTGAGCAATCGCAGGATGTATATCTCTAGCCCAAGAGTATGGTAAACTTTGAGTAGCAGATCCAGCTCCCCCGAATGGTTGAAATATTAAAAGGGGTTTGTTATCTTTAAAGTTAATTAAAGTTCTAGATATTTCTTTTTCTCTAGAATTTAAATAAATTTGCGGAATTTCATTATTATATTCAACTCCTATCATATCGCACCATGTTTGAATCAGGTGTTTTTCTTTAGTGATGTGTGATGTTTGTTTGTAAGGTTCTTGAGCAAAAATTTCAACATCTTTTTTATAAATAAAATCTCTATAAAAATATTGATTGCTTCCTAATCTTAATGATTTTTCAATTATTGGATTATTGTAAAATATTTCAGGATATGCACATGAAACTATAATTTTAGTTTCTGGATTTTTATTATGATATGCTTTTAAAACTGCTGATGCTGCTATGTGTTTACCGACCCCGCCTTCAATATGAAAAATCGCTGTTTCTGCCATAAAAATTATTTATTGTAATTTAAGTCAAAGTCAATAAGTAGATCTATGAAAGAAAAAGAAATATTTTTTATTAACGGAATGCCAAGATCTGGTTCAACACTGCTTTGTAATATATTAGCACAAAACCCAGAATTTCACGTCACAGCCACCAGCGGTTTATCTGAAATAGTCAAAGGGATACACGAATTCTGGAAAACAAGTCCAATAATCAAAGCATCAGAATCTCCAGAAAAACAATTAAGAATTATAAAAGATTTATTTCAATCTTATCATTCTGATACAGATAGACCCATAGTTTTTAATAAATCCAGAGCTTGGGCAGGATCGATCGAATTAGTTGAAAATTCATTAGATAGACCTATAAAAATAATAACCACGACTCGTGATATTCCTAGTGTGTTGGCTTCTATGGAAAAACTTTATAGAAAAGAAATCAAAAATATCAATAGTCC